CCATATTGCTCATCGCCAGACCACCCATGTTACGACCAGCATCCCCAAGAATAGATGCAAGAGAAAAATCGGATTGTCCTGCAGATTGAATAGATTGTTGTGGGCTACCTGAAGAAAAGGTATCCAGGCCACCACCAAACCCATAATCAGGATTGGCTGTAGTCATACTATCTGATCCAGTAATCATTTCAGCATAACGATTTGGAGATACATCAGTTTGACCAGACATATCACCACCACTACCCTCTAGAGCAGCAAAATCAGCATCATCTCCACCAGGAGACAGCCAACTGTTTAAACTATTTTTATAGAAGTCCATTGCTCCCTTTCCTGCTGAGTTAAGTCCAGAGAGAACAGCACCAGTTGCCCCACTCTTAAGAATATCACTGCCATTACCGCCCGATGCCAAAGTACCTAGAGCACTCCCAGCGCCTCTATTAACCATTCCGGCTAGGGTAGGGTTAGTCACCCCTGCATAGCCTGCTATAGACGTTCCTGGTGTACCTGGGACGTATGCTGAAGGGTTATTTCCTGCAATTGCTGGTGTTCCAGCAGCCATTCCCTGTAAACCACCTCCAACAGCACCAGAAAGAAACCCTTTTCCGAAGTTACCTCCCTGCATAGCAGAAAGTGTTCCACTAGCTAGTCCTTGCCCAGCAGCACCCCCGGCAATACCACCACCAAACATACTACCCAAGGCACTACCAAAACCCCCTGAAACCAAAGCGGGAATAAGCATCCCCGCAGCTTGGTCCATCCAATCGTCTCCTTTTTGTTTATATTGACCGATTGATTGTCCTTTAGGATTAAAGGCATCTAATACACCAGCACCAGTGTTATCTTCAGGGGACCAATTAAAAGTATAATCATTAAAAGCAGATAGAGCCTCTTGATTAGGAACAGGATTCCAAACAATGCTGTTACTATCATTAAGTCCAAAGTCAGTGGCCCAACTAGGACCGTCTCCACGATTAGATCCTTCATTTATTCCTGAGAAGCCTTGGGAACTAAAAAGAGAGTCATAAAGACCACTTCCTAAAATACCCCCTAGATCGGAAAGTTCATATTGCCCTGCCATAATATTCCTTTAAGGTTTAGTAGTACCTAGGTCAGTGATTACAAGAACCCCAACTGTACTAATAGTAATTCTCCAATAATGTGGGGTTCCTTGTGTGTCCTTTAACACTAAACCTTTTGTTGCTAGATCAATGATAACATCATCAGTGGTGTCCACACCTTTAGTTGTTCTAGTTGAAGCATTAAGTCCTGCATAACCATTAATAGCGTTTTTATTTGCAAGACTTTCTTTAGCATTTAACAAGGTATCTGTAGATGTTTTAGTGTAAGCATCAGTAATGCCATAACCAGAAAGAGAGGTAGGAGTAGATGTAATAGAACTAAAAGGAAACCCTGATGCAAAACTATTAATTAAAGTTCTTAACTTTTCATACCAGTCATTCCAATAACCAGAACCGGGGGCTACCCCTACAGGAAGAGGAGGAAGTTTATTTGACATTATAAAGTAGGAAGAGCCACAAGAGTAGCACTAGAAAAACCAACTGCTGCTGCTACAACACTAGCAGAGGCATTGTTATCTAAATAAGCAGTTGTTCCTACAAGCTTACGAATATAAAAAGGACCACCAGCACCCGCAACTGTAATTCTTTGTCCTTCGGAAGTACCTGTTGCACTACTTAAAGTAAGGACGTTACTACCATTAGAAATAGTACCAGTAGTTGCGCCACCATTTAATGTACCTAGTGTACCACTGACAGTACATTTCCATCCAGTTGGTTGGCCCACAACAGGGGTTTCTCGAATAAGATTTTCTCCCACTGTATAAGTACCTGTTGTTGGTAAAGCTGTTACTACTTTATTAATTGTTGATCCTAAAGCAGCTTGATTACTTTGCATAATTGAAGCAGCCTCAATTCGGCTATTTTGACAAAAACCAGAAACATAAATAACACCATCATTTTGAGAAGATCGAAAACTTACATCAGAAGACGATAAAACATAGCAATTTAAACTTAGTCCTGTCGATCCTGGGGGGGCTTTAAAAGGAGTCCAAACAGCACCACGTAAAATAGGTTGTTCTGCAATGAGAGTGCGATTAAAGTCAACTAAAGACATAGAGGGTCCAACTACGTAATGACCACCAAAACTTTGAAGCCCTTCCAATGTCCATGAAGAACCACTACCATCAAGATAGTGTACTACACAATTATCAGTCCCAATGATTTCAAAATGACAACCATGCCATTCAATAGGCCCATTAAAAACACCTGTAATTGGGTTTCTATAAACAACTCCTTTACAATTAGCTGAGCCTGCACTATTGTACCCAATAACAGTACATCCATGCATTGAATAACCAGCAGCCCTAGAAAAAACTAAAATCTCACAGGGAGAAATATTTCCAAAAGGACTATAAAACTCACATCCCCTCATTGTGTTGTCGGTATTAGGGCCTTCAATAGAAGAGGCACCATACCCAGGTAATACTGCAATTTCTGTATTTCTAGTGCTAGTAAAAAAGGTTGTATATTTTGCAGCACTATTTGTGTTTTCAAAACGACAATTATTCCAATCAGTAGATTCAGCAGCAATTGAAACAACTCCTGCTTTTGTATAACTTCCTGTAATCCATACATTATTAAATGTATTATTGTTTGCATTCCCACTAGTAGTCGTTCTGCACATAAAAATAGCACATTGACTGGCAAGAGAAGAAGAATCAATTTGAAAATCAGAGAAATGAGCGTGGTTTCTACCAGCCATGTTTAGTAAAACTTCGCCAGCATTTAAAGGAACAATACGAGAAGCAAATCTCCCTGCACCAGTAATACCTAGTTGTTTATAAAAGTTAGCAGGATCGTCGTTTGTCCAATCAATATAAGATACAGGAACAGTGCCCATAGGCAATGAAACTACACCACCTTTAGGTAAAGCTTCACATTCTGCTCTGGCACTAGCAAAAGCATTTTTACAATCATATGTACTAGTTCCAGATTGAATGGCTGACCACTCAGTTACAGGAACATATTTAAGTAGCGGAACTTTTTCAGTAGCTTGATTATAAGTATAAAAATTAACATCATTTAGCCAACTTGAGGCTACAACTGTCCCTGCTGTAAAATTAGTAGTAGCCATTAATTAGTTCCTTTATTAATATCAACCTCAATGTCTTGAATGCGCATAGGGTAATTATCAGAGTAAGTAAATTTAAAAATACGTTGTCTAAACCAACCAAGTTGTCTTGTACAAGATAAATCTTGTTTTAAATTGACAAGTCTAGCGGTACTAAATGTTTCATAGTCATCATCACTCCATTGAATAGAAATATTACTATTTGCGGAAGGACGATCACCTAAAATAGAAAGTCTATGCATTGTTTTTCTATTTAATGTCCCAAAGTCATTAGCTTCAGTGATAATGCTACAAGTAAAATTTGTTCCTGAGTCTTGATAAACACTTTCATCAAATTTAAAAATCTGACTGGTGTTATTATCCAAAGCAAAATAAGTTCTTACATTAGCTGTACTAATTGCATTGTTTGACATTAAAATGTCAAAGGTAGAGTTGTTTTGAAAAGCAAATCTAGTGACAAGTCCACTATCTACATCAATAGCCCAGCTTTTACCACTGCCTGCATTTACTAAGTAGAAGGTATGCCCTTGAAAAGAAACAATTGCTCCTATCCATGTACTAATACTGTCTGTAACAGTATTTAAATATCTACTAATTGAAGGACTTCCGATAGACTCAATTTTAAAATCTTTAAGCATGAATACATCGGGTTGTCCTGAAGCATCATTACCAATATAGTAAATAGTATTTCCATAAACAGCAAAGCCTGCAAGATAGGCATTAATCTTAACAGGCGTGTCGTTTCTTTGCCACGGACTGTCAGGAGCAGGATTTGCTGCATCCCAAAAGTATTCTACTGAGGTCTTACCAAAAGCAATAATGTAGTTGTTTAGTTTAGCAATCTTTACAATTTTATCTGCTTCCATTTCAGTTGCAATAAAAGTATCTGCTGTAAAGACTAAAGGGTCATTTAGATCACTGTTCCATAAATTAGCTGTATTAGTTTCAGCAATAAATAAATAGCCATCTAAGAAAACAGGAGTAGGATGATGTGTTGGAATATCAACATCGGAACTAGTAACTACAGTGTTTGAAGTATCAATAGAAACAAGACCCGTGGTTGCTGTGCCATCACTTGCAATTACTTTAACAGTACCATCATCATAAAGAAACTCACAGAAACCTACAGCACCAGAGCTACTTGTAAAGACATTTGTGAGAGTTGTACTTGCGGCTGTATTTACATTATAAATGTAAACGTTACGACCAACACAATAAAACAATTTACTTTCATCTGCCCAAAAATACATTCCACGAATATTAGAGGCCCCTACAGAAGCAACAGCACTTACAGTACCACAACGTTTAATGATAAACCGTCTTTGATCTCCTGTTTTATTTTGTTTAACTACTTCCATAAAAACATTTAGGTAGTCTTCGTCTTTACCTGCAAGACCCCCATCTCGCGTAGCAATTTCACGAAATAAAGACACCCGTTCAGAAGAATAGGTATCCTGTGTAGGTGCTTTGCTGTACATTATAAAAATTCCTTAAGGTATTTAATTCCATTTTCCAGAGTCTCTATCTTATCTCTAGCACTACCTAACATACTATTACAATGATTACATAATAGACCACGTACTATACCAGTAGCATGGCAGTGGTCCACACATAGAGGCCGAACATCCCCGTTTCTATTTTTACAGGTTTCCTCTTTAAAACAAATTGCACATTTATTGTCTTGTTTTTTTACCAACTCAAAGTGATCTTCGGCTGACAGGTTATACAATCTTTTTCTTTGTGCTTTTCTAGAGTTCTCTAAGAGTGTTTCTTTGTTTTTTATCGCATACTCTTGGAAATACTCTTTCCATTTATAATGGTTTCTTTTTCTACACGCCTTTAAGTCTTCTTTATTTTTGTAAGGCATTAATAATTCCTTGTAGGAGAAACAAAGAAACTTCCTGCTTCTTGTCCAGTCATTTGAGCTGTTTCAATATAATCTTTAGCTTCTGATTTTAATACTTGCCTATCAGGTAAAGGTACTCCCCATTCAGGGGCGAGTAACACTGCAACAGAGTAGATAATAGCATTATACCATTCCTCTGGAAAATCTAATGTTTGACCACTTGCTGTAAAGAACTGAAAGGGTCGTTGATATACAAGAGTTACTGTAGAGGTATTTGTAGCTGAGGGACTAGGCCAGAAAGAAATAATACCATAGTTAACAAATTGTTGGTAGTTTACTTTTAAAGGACTTCCACCTGAAGATGTGGGATAGATGTTAAAATCTTCCCTACCTTCAATCTCCATTGGAATGTTTGCACCATTCTCACGTCTTACTGCTTGTAGTAGTTTAACAGGATAGGGGGTATTTAAAGTATAACCAGTTCCAATGGTGTAGGTAGAAGTAGTAGGAGTAAAAGTATACTCTGCTCTTGACCATAAAGGCATTCCAACAGCCCGTAATTGAGCTAGGGTGCTATTAAGAGCTACTTGACCATCAGCAAGGTTTTGTGCCGTAGGAGTCTGTCCTTCTGAGATAACACCAAGCTTTCGTAAGGAAGCTGTAATTAACTCATCTCTAGTAAGTTGATAAGAATAGATATTTGAAGTAGTCATTGGTTTTTTATAAAATTAAACACATTCTAAAACAACATCTAAGTGCTGCAAAACAGGTGTTTCTAATCCAGCACTCATTTGAAGTGTTGTAGATACAAAAAGACTATTTGTATCTAGATCAGAAACAGTTACAGAAAACGCTTGTTGAGAAGCTTGTACACCACTAAAAGCACTTAGTCCAGTAGATGGAGTTGTATTACCCACCGCTCCTAAATGCTGTAAAGTTGTTGCGTTAACTCTGCGAAAATCTTTTAGTGACCCTACTGATTTATTTGCTCCAGTAAGAGCACTGGAAGAAAATAAAATAGTATCTGAAGTAGTCCCAGCAGTTCCTATACGAATTCTAATTTGTAAAGTATCTGCGGTACCATTTTTTTCATATGCAAATTTAAAAGCTAACCTATCTCCATTTTTAGTTAGAAGATTCATAGGTAAAGTAAATTGATCCATAATTTGCTCTAGACTATTAACAACACCTGTGACACTTAATGGAAGACTTCGGAGAAGTATTTTACCACCTTCAGGCCGCCAATTAGTACCATTGTACATCCATAGACTAGGACCAATACCCAAATTTGTTACAATAAATTGCTGTCCTGTGGTTGGACTAGATACAGCTAGCATATTTGTATAAGTACCTGTTGTAGCACCACCTGCTAGGTTAGCAATAGCTTGTGTTGTGGTACGTACAGTTGATCCACTTTGCACAATCGGAACTAATTCAGTTCCAGTAAGACTACCCCCTACTGTTAAATTAGAAATCTTTGTATTTGCCATTCTTACTCCAAAATTAAAAGTAAATCATCTTCTGTAAGAAGAACATCTCCAAGTTCAGTAAGGAGATAAAAGGTTTCTACTGGAACAATAGAATTAACTTGTCCATGACCATTTCCAGAAAGATCAAAAAGCATTTGATAAGTATAAGTATTATTATCAGCTTGCATACAGTCTGCTGTTCCCATATCTGCATAACCTGATCGTGTAGTAATATCACAATAAGAAACAAAGACAGGAGTATTATCCTTACTTACAATATCTGGAAATGCTTTTTCTCCATGAACTTTAATTAATGTTTGAGGGTGACGGGGCTCATAGTCTTTTTTACAAACATACAGCCCTGTCCATTCTTTTTTAATTTCAGTAGAAGGAAACCAAAACCCGCACCGATGGCAGGCCATTTTGTATCCTTTACCGGGCCATCCAATACGTTTCATAAAGTTCCTTTTTATTCCCCACCGGCAGGGGCTTGGAAGTCAGGCGGCGTAGGGCTGGATCAGCGCCCAGATGCGTGCTGCTAGGTCGGTATACCCGGCCGGCGTCATGTGGTTGTTGTCCTCGTTCACGCCCCCGGTCCAGTTGCCCACCGAGTCACCGTAGATCTGCAGCGGAGACAGCCAGGGCACATTGAGCCCTGCCACGAACGCCTCGAAGTCGAGTGCCATTGCCATCTGCGCCGGCATGCCGGCAGGCCCCACGGGGAAGATGCTCACGATCGCCGGGATGATTCCAAGTTCACGGCAGCGGTTGACGTGCTGCAGGACGCGCCACTTTGCGGCGGCCATCGTCGCTTCGGTTGGGGCGCCGTCATTGATCGTGTAGCCCAGGAACACCGACACGCCCGGCTGCACGCCAGCCGAAAGAATCTCGGTTGCTCGCTGGAAGTAGGTGGCGCCGACTGCGCCGCCCTGCCCAGCTCGCGTGGCCTTGAGCTTCACGCCAGCAGACAGTGCGGCCTGCTCGATCTTGGTGGTCAGCGTGCGATAGGTGGTCGCACTCTCAGCCGCAGGCACCGAGAAGAACCGACTGTCGCCACACATCAGGAACGTCGGCTTGCGGTCGGTGGTGTAGCACTCGATGATGAACGGCATCACCGCCGAGTCGCTGAATGCTGGCGTGCTGGCTTGATTCCAGCCGGCGATGGTGCCCACATAGTCGCCCGAGCTTCGGTTGGCCCCCAGCACCACAGCCGGGCCGCACTCGGCCAGGAACTTGGTGGTGTCGGCAAAACCGCTGTAGCTGCAGCGCGTGAAGTAACCGGCGCCGGGGTAGACGCGGATCAGCAGGGGATACCAGCCGGTGAAACGGGCAGTCGGGTCGGATGCCAGTTCGCGCGCTTGCACCGGGATCAGGTCGGACCAGGCCACGTCCACCAGATTGGCGCCCAGGTCGGACGCCGCCCCCGTGGCGTTGCCGCCCCAGGTGACAGCCTGCCAGCCATCGGCCGAAAGCTCGTTCTTTTCCACGCCAGCCCGCATCGGCGTGATGAACTTCTTGGCGGCCGTGGTGTTCGTGTTGGTCAGGTCGCCGATTTCATCGGTGGCGGCAACCAGGGCTTTCAGCCCCGACAGCGCACCGTTGCCACCCAGGTGGGGCCAGCCGATGCGGACAGCGGAGAACTTGACCGGCAGCATGATGCACTGCACGTAGTTCGTGCTGTTCACGCTGTTGTCCACGTTGGCATAGCTGCCAGAGAAGGCCGACAGGTGCACGGGGCGCAGCGGCAGGCCACGATTACCAGCCCCTGTCACCAAGGTTTGGATTTCTGACCAAACCTCTCCATTACAAACAGCTTTATTTGTTGGACTGTTCCCTACATTAGCAAAACAACCAACATAATCAACAGGAGGAAATTTAGAAGTAAGTTCTTCAATGGTAGAGTAACTACCAACAAAACCATTTACTTGACGTGCCATAATATTCCTTTAATTTTTAACAACTTCATGGAGTCGTCGTTCAAATGTATTTTCCATTTTATCAAGACGAACCCATAGCTCATCTTTAAAGTCCCTAAACTCTTCTCGTTTAAAGTAGTTATCTTTAATGTGGATAATATCTTTACGTTGCTCAGCAAGTTGTTCTTTTGTTACATCGTTTGCTTGTTTCATAAAATACATAGCAATACCTAGTAAACCGTTTACAATTAAAGATAAAATAAGCTCATTCATTATGCACCGTAATGCACAATAAAAGAAGCACCAGTACCTGCTAAAACTGCCCTAATACCATTTTCACAATAAAGGGGTTTAGTAAATACAATTGGCAAATAAACATCAGTAGTCTTACCAACAATCTTAGCAACCACTTTCCCTGAAGCAGCAGAGGCGTGGTCATAAATAGTTAAAGTAGGGGCGTTAGTCCCGTCTCCAAATAAAATTAAACTATTAATACGATTAGCACCAACACCTACTTGTGTAGTGGCAGTCTGTAAATCAGAGGTTCTTGCAGAAGTAGACATATAGCTCCTTAAATATATTAGAAGGAGGCTTTTCACCTCCATTGGACAATTAATCGTCTACACCTTCCCCTGGCCCGGGAATAAAGAAGTCAATAACTACAAAACCAGTACCACCCGCAGTGGAGCTACCAACAGCATAGGTAACAGTAACTGGAGCATCTACAGTGAGTTTAGTTAGAACAGAAACACCCGCAGATGTTCCGGCATTAACCAAACCTACTTTAGTAGTAGCCATTGTAAAACTTTCCAAAATTCCATCAACATCACTACCTAAACCTACTGTAAAGGTTGCAGCAGCAGTTGAAGCAGCAACGTTCTGTAGAACATGCACTCCAGTTACAACAGCATCTTTAGGAAGCCACGCTTTAGTCGTGGCATTATCAGTACGGTCTACAGCAAGAATAAGCTGTAAGGTAGAACGTCTTTTGGGATAGGAAAGACTAGGGTTAGTATAACTCATAATCTCTCCTTAAACTTAAATACCAGGACTACCGTAAATACCCCGGCGATCAGTCCAACCAAAGCTATAACGAGCAGTAGCCTTGTACTTGGCATTCTCAGTGTCAAAGTCCTCGTCCATAGTGAACTCATCAGGACGCCGCTCAAAATACTTTAGACCATCTCGTACATCAGTAAGAATGAACCAAGCATCAGTATCGGTTAGATAATGATTAACCACGATTTCAGGAATCATGCCCATAGTCTTAACCGCGTTAATGTCGTTTAGGTCAGTGCCCACGCGACCTTCGGTTTTTAGAATACGGTTGGCCTCGAACATCAGTTCCTTGGGAATAATTAGTTTACGAGGACGAACAGCGATCTTTAGACCACGATCATTGGTAAAACCAGCAATATCAATACAGGCTTGCTCAAGAGCAGCTTCTGACAGGTCAACACCAGCGGAAGGACCATTGGTATAGGTGCCACCAGTTACGTTAGGAGCAGAAGCAGAGCCACCACCACCTGCACTGGCAACAAGGGTTGCACCGTCACCACCAAGATAGCTGGTATTAAAAGCACGGTTGTATACGTTAGCTGCAATGATTTCCTTGGTCTGACGCATAGAGAATGCAAGGCTTTGGGCCTTCTTCTTAGCTACAATGTCATACTGGTCATCATCAAAAGCTTCACGAGTAACAATAAAACCTAGACCATAGGTTACATGGTTGTACCGTGAGGTAAACCCTTGACGCATGCTGTCATAAGTAATTGAACCAGCTTGGTCCTTAACAACAGCCAGACCTAGACCTGAAGTACCCACATCCTCTTCAAAGGCACGCCGACTGGTATTCTTTTCAAACAATTTATCCCATTCAACGGGATACTCTGAATAAGCCTGACCGAACCAAGTGTTAACACCGGGCCATAGGCTTTTTGCAAAACTAGAGGTAGTAATTACGCCACTCATTTATTTTTCTCCTTAAACACCGGCTACACCAACGCTACCAAAGGCATGGACGTTGATACGAACATGAACCTTATTGAACGCTGAGTTAATCTCATTATCTACACGTTTAACCACACCTACAATTTGTAGAGGTAGGGTTGAAGTAGTAGCAGGAGCAGTGGTGGAATACACATACATAGGTGAAGCACCAGTTAGCAGGGGAGTAGTATGGGCAGAAGCACCAATACCTACGTTTAGACCTACGCTGGCAGCAGGAACGGCTGCATCAGCCTCTGCTTCAAAGATAAGATCGGGAGCATCTGCTACCAAAATATACTGCTTAGTTGAAGCAGGACGATACTGAGGAGTATCTAGAGAAATACTACCAGCAGTCATGTTACCATCCAGGGGGTCCATCTTGGCATTTAGAATACCAACAACAGCACCAAGAATAGGACCAGCAGTAATTTGTGCTGAAGCACCTACAACAACTTCTACAGCGGGAACACCAGCAGTAGCAGCAGAGTCAGACAGTTTAACTAGGTCGCCCACAAACACAGGGACAGCTTCGCCTGCGGGAACCTCATACAGATTGGCTTGGCCGTTGTAAGGAGCACCAGTGATGTGCTTTACAGGGCGGAAGCCACTAATTTTAGAAGTGTTAGCCATTGGCTTATTCCTTTCGTTTCATTAAAAATAAGCAAGGCCCATTTGTCTTATGACATTTCTAGCTTGCCATAATCGGCAGCTTTACGGGCATCGCTTTTCATCGAAGCCTCTACCGCACTAATTTCTTGTTGTTTAGCATTCTGGTCTTCTTTATACCAATCTTCGGGGATTCGCATAACTACAGCCTTAGTACCTTGACCTACAGAAAAATATGCAGCAGAGCCTAAAGAACTTGTATTGTCAACACGCTTGTTACCAATTGCACCAACTTGTTCTGTAGTGCAGATTTCATAACCTACACCTTTTAGTTGTTCCACACGATCATCTACATCGTTTACAATACGGTATACAAAACCATCTTCTTTGTTCTTAATTGAAAGACGGTCACGTTTGCCTAGAGAGGCACGTTGGGGACGGGCACTTGCCACGGTTGGGGTTCTAGCCATGTAGTTCTCCTTACTTTAGGCCCTTAACGGCCTTGAGATCAGCAATATATTTCTCTTTGGTCAATAGACCGGAACGAACTAAATCATTCATTACTTTTTTCTCTTGTTCATTCATAAATGAATCAGAGTCTTTTCCAACAGGTTTAGTATTACCACCACGGCTTTGCTCTACATTAGGAGCAAGCTCTTTGTTGGGATTCACAAACTTATTAGGAAATTCTTTTCGTACAGCTTGCTCAACTTGTTTTAGTACCTCTGCTGGTGCAATGCCTTTTGAGGCAAGATCTTGACCAATTTCATCAGCGTATTTACGCATATAACTGGTATTACTATACCAAGGATTACGACTTTGAAAAGCTTGCCACTCAGGATGAACAACAGTTTCTTCTACAATAGGCTGGTTTTTAACCTGCTCAATTTGTGTCAGTTGATGCTCAGCCTTTTTAATTTCATCGTCAATGAGTTCAAAACTATCACCATCTCCATCAGCCAGCGCGCTTTTACGTTGGGCTTTAAGCTGATTAATGGCTTTTTGTACAGCCGCTTCTTCCACTCGGGTATAATGTACTTTAAGAGCTTCTAGTGCCTTAGTAACATTCTTTAGCTGTTTGTTTTGATTCTCAATACGATCAAATAAAGGTTGACGCCGAACAAACTCTTTAGCATCAATAAACTCTTCTTCATCTCCCTCAAACTGTTCTTTTGGGCGCCAGCCCATTTGAATAGCCTTTTCTTCAATTGAAGATAGTTGTGGGGCTTCTTGTTGTTCTTGGTTTAGGTCTTCGTCCATGTTATTCCTTAAAAATTGCAACAACGTCTTCGGGATTAAATTTATTACCTTTACTTGCATTTTGCTTTCTTGTAAGCATTTGCAAATTTTCTGGTATATGTAAACCACAAACTAATTCATGTTGAATTGGAATAATATGATCTACTTCTAATCCACGTCGTCTTGCTAGGTCGTAAAATTCTTCTATATAAAAAAGATCCCACTCTGTTAAACTTGCTAAAGAGGCTTCTTTCATTCTAGAAACCCTAGTAGCGGCTTTTGCATAGTAATAATCTTTATTTTTATAATAGTAATTACTGCTCGTTTGTGCACGTACACCTGGATTATTTTGTAACCACTTTTCTTGTGATTGTTTATTTTTATCTGGATGTTTTTGTCTATAAGCAGTTTTACTACATTTAGAAGAACAGTATTTTCTTTGATGCGGCCAATTACGTGTGTATCTAGGTAATGGACACTCAGCATTACAAATAATGCATTTATTCATCTTTAAAAATACAAATTACATCCTCATCATTAATTACGAGGAAAATATCCTCGGAACCGGGTTCTTGAATAAACTTACCACCAAACTTTGCGTATGCAATGGTGTCTCCTACAGTAAGTTCTCCTACATAATCCTCATGGCATTTAGAACCAATTTGGAGAACAGTACCTTTGTCAACATTAATTTGCTCTTTACGCTCAGAAACTTCGGTAAGAATGATACCTGCTTTTTTAGCAGATTCAAACACCTTATCATGCTCTTGAATTTTAAAAGGTTTAACAAGGATTCTACATCCAGTGATTTTAATTGTCATTAAATACCCTCTACGGTAAATGTTCTAGGATCAAGGTCAACGAGTGCTTGGAGATAACCCTGTCGTTTTAACAGTGTTTCGTTATCCCACATTTGTACTTCTTGTAGTACCTCTTTGACTCTGGTATCAATTGCTAAAGAATAAAAACGAGTTACTTCGTCCCGCTTCCATTGTTTGAGTTCTTCTGCTGAGATGATTTTGCAGCCTCCTTTTGATGAGACATTTTCTGTTGATGGGCCTGTTCACTTTGAACCATGCCCTGCTGTGCTTTAGTGCGCTCTGCTGCACTAAAAATATTAGCCATCTGAATATCAGAGGCTGATTTAATCATTGCGGATTCTTCTTGCTGTTGCATTTTCTGTGCATGAGCTTGAGCTTCCATCATCATTTTTTGTTCGGCATTCCGACCTTCTAATTCCATTTTGGCTTGTTTAGCTTGAATGTCTACAGCAGCCTTTTGTTGGTCTGCTTTCATTTTAGCTTGAATTGCCATCATCTTAGGATCAGGAGGAGGGGGAGGAACTTGTCCAGACTGTTGAACCTCATCACTAAACAGTTCTTGCCAATTAGGCTGTTCCTGGGCTTCTAGCACCCTTGAGAGCACTTTAACTGGATTAAGCATGGGGCCAGCTACTTGTAACATTTCCATGAGTCCTTGCGCCTTCATCAACTTCTCCTGCTGTGAGGCTGCATTGGGATCAGCTCCTGGAGCTACATCGCAAGCACTTTTATCAAAATCATCTGGACCAATTTCCATATCAATTACATTAATGTATTTGTTAGGATCGGTATACAGTTTGTTAAGTTCAAAAATCTTATCAAACTCTTGAGACAAAGCACGAAAGATTCGTTTGTAAACAGCAGTGAATACTTTCATACCTTGCTCTACTGTAGCCATTGTGGTAGTCGCTGGGGTATTTTGCCCTGGCATCTTACCCGTAAAGATTTCTGCTACGGATGCCAGTTCTTTGCCAGAGGTAATAAGGGTCCCCATGAGTTGGAAGAGTACGGAAGAGGGTTCTTTTGTGGGAAGAGGTACAATTTGCTTGCGAAGGTCGTCGGCTGTTGCATTAACAGGCCGCCATTCACCGGGACGCAAAGACTGGTCACCCATCTTAACTCGTAAAGCTTTTCCGATAAATCCTGACTGAAGGTTGTGTAAGTGTCCACTATCCACCAATTGGTTAATGAGGGTATTTACTGATTCGTTAATTGGGCCAAGAAGGACACCAAAGCCAATATCATAAAAAGACCCATCTGGATTAGGAATAAAGCCAAATTTGGTGTACATTTGAATTGGCTTAATGCGTGCAATCTTTTTAGTATCTTCTTTAAGAATAACATCATCTAAAAGATAGCGTCTGCTAATTCGTAAGAGTTTACCTGAAGAATAGTCAAATGTTACAATGTAAGGCTCAGCATAATCATCACCATCTAAATCTAGGAAAGTATGTTGCTCTACAATAGTGTAAGGTAAGCTTGAACTATTAGTGTCTGCATCATTAGGCATCAAATGGTTCTCAGCAACAGGATCACCTAAATCCAAATCTTCATACACTCCCATATTTTGACGCTCTTTAAGCAGTCTAGGAGACATATGAATGACTTCAGAGATTCTTTCTGATTCTTCTAAATTGGTTGTCCAATAATTAACAACTAAGTATTTAGGAAGAATAAGTTTGCTTTTAATTTTATCTTCTGTTTTATCATACCATGTCTTTTTAAACATAGTACCAACAATAGGAAGCATCATTAGCATTTTATCCATGTCTTCTTCCCAGCCAGACATTTCATGCATTACTTGATAAGACATGTAGGTAGAAACACGTTGGGCTTTTTCATACTTTTGCCCATCAATATCTTTACCAATTACTACACTGTTAACAATCTTTCCATTAGAGGGAACAAGAGAGGGATAGGACCTAGCTGCAAATTGCATTGCTGCTGTGGCAACAATGGGGTATTTAACATTAGAAGCCCCAGGCCAAGGATAAGTTTTATCTTGTTTTGTTTGTTTTGCTAAAGCAATCCAATCATCAATATTACTTTCCCATTCACCTCTACTACGCAAATCATCATCAAAAGCCGCTTTACATTCCGCAGCAACTGCCTCTTGTTTTTCTTTTGAAAGTGTCTTTAAAATGTTTTCTACAGGAAGAGGAGGGTCAGTATCCGCAGATTGTGCTGGCACCTGACTTTCCATATCCTGATTGTTGTAATTCATCATTGTATTCCTCGTCTTCCATTTCTTGTGGGGTTGGCGCCTCAACGAGCGAATCCAACATAAGTCCTAAATAGGATAGGGCATCTACTTGGTCATCATGCGTGTCTCTAGGAAAGCGTGTACACTCATCTTCAAACGTTTGATACCAATCTTGTTCTTTATTAAAAAATACAGTGTGGGCACGTATACGGGCTTGCATACTACGTCCTCGTGCAATCTTATCCTTACCACCATGTTTTAATGGTTTAATGTTTAAGAACACACCTGTTTTTAACATCTCTTCTCGAAGAAAAGGGCCAATAGATTTAGATACTTGCATTTCTTCAATACCAACAATCTCAGGATCATATGCACGTTGGAGGTTAATTAGGGTATCTACAATATCTCTACCATCAAGTCGTTCACGAATAACATCAAGAATAAAGATTCTTTTATATTCATCAATACCTGAAATTAGAAATACTGAGTAGTCAGCTTTCTCACTTTCAGAAATAGCCAAGTCAACTGTAATATAAATATGTAGTTTCTGTTGACTATGCTCTTCTTTCATTTCTAAGAAGTCTTTACGTTTATAGTAAGCAACAGACTCATCTACAGGATAATTTAAATACTCTTGACTGTAGGCATCAGGGATACCCTGTGCAATATACCCTTCTCGGGTTTCCTTTAGTTTTTCTTTAGGCCATCGATCAGGCCAAAGAATTTTAGTAAAATCTTCATTGTGAGCACGATATTTAATACTAAACCAACCACCTGCTACAAGCTTTTCTGCATATAGTTTTAATGGGGTATTGACACTCCATTTATCCCATTGCTTAGGCATAAGCCTTTCTAGCAAACTATCCATGTGAAGAATAGTACCCACAATACGAATAACACCAGTGGAACTTAAACATGGAAGTAAAGCAGAATAAAACCAACGTCTCATCTTCTCTCTTCGATCTTTGTTTAACACTAACTCATCGTTTTCCATATCGTCACAGAGAATAATATCAGGACGAGTACCATTCCAAATCAAACCACGTAGTTTTTGTTCAGCACCTTTAGCAATAATACGAAACTTATGCCCATCAGCAAACTGAACAATAATATCACTTTCAGTGTCTTTAATGAAAATAACCTTACCATTTTCATCTCGCTTTAAATTAAACAAATTAATCAAAGCATCGTTGTCTTGTAAATGTTCTTTAAAGAAACCTAGGAACATCATTGCCTGGGCCTCAGTGTCAGAAACTAACAGCATAAACTTACGCTGTCTAAACATTAAAGTAGCAAGGCCATATGAAACAGTAATACCTGTTGTTTTTGCGTGACCACGCGGTGCGCTAAGTGCTACTTTAGTATATTTACTGCAACAAATATCCCAAGCTTCTTTGTGAAAAGCTGGGGTTTCTACAGCACCTTCAAACTTACTTGATAACACTGTACGAACAAAACCAGCAATTACATCACTATTAAGCACTACGCTCATATATCTCCAATTTTAAGTTTTCCCTTAAAGAATGGAGGGGGAAAAGATTTGTGTTTTGGATTAATTGGGACGTAGCTAATAAGTTTTATTTTATTATGTCGCATCTCCCCATAAAGAAAATGTGGAAATTTCCCCCATCTACTCCAACGTACTGTTATGTAACCAATACCCCCACGCTTCCAAAATAAATAACAAGCAAAGAATAGGCAATTAGTTTTCATATTATTTAGTTAAGTTTTTACTTTTTTCAAAAGTACGTAAACCACCTATACCAAGCATACCTGTAATAACAACCCATAATAAATCCATGTTAATGTCAGGGGGTACAGGCCAACCTTTAGTTGTACCATACCAAACTAAAACAGGTTGAACTAACGTAGAATAAAGAAAAGCAATACCCCCACACCAACCAAAGAAAGGACGCCATCCTGCTACAAAAATACTGGCATGGGTAGCTTCTTTTGCATTAATTTCAAGCTGTGCAATAACTTGTTTTAGTTCCCCGTCCATTGCAAGACGTAAAAAATCTGCCTCAGCTTTTCGTTTTTCTTCTTGATTAGGAATAAAACGATCAATAATATCTTTACCTAAATCAAGAACAGTGCTGAGGATTAGTGGGTTCATTTCTTTCTCTCTCGCTTAGAAGTTTGTGATTTCATTGATCCGTCTTTGTTTCTACTAAAACTTTTGTTTCTACTTTCGGAAACAACTCGTAGATTTGACTTAGCAGAAGATCCTCCTTTAGAAAGGGGAATACGGTGGTCCAGGTTGGTTCCATCACCTTTACTGGTACGACCATCTGCGTTAGCTTGGTTTCTTGCAATTGTTCGTTCACTGCGAGCCTTTCGTTGTTCTGGCTTAGAATTGTAAAGCTCATTCTCGCGTTTATAATCGCGTTTTCCGTTTCGCATGTAAGGAATTTTAGTTCTCCTTGGAATCTTCAATATTTTCTGATGAAAGAAAAACAACGTCCGTTACATTAACAGGAGCTTTTGTTTTTTGAGCTACAGCAAACTGTTCAAATTGTTTAGCAAGAGCAGCTAGTTTATCATTAACACTGCTTTCCTCAATTGCTGTTACAACAGGTTTTTCAATGCTTTCTCTCATTTGAAAACTACTTTTCATAACCTCATGAGCATCTCGCAGGGAAACTTCTTTACGAACAACCTTACCTGTTTTTTGGTCGTAAAAAAAGTCACCTTTTTCCAACCTGTCTTCAACTAAAGCAAGGGAACGGGCAACAATGTTTTGTAGTTTATGAGAAAGTTCAATGTTATCTTGCTGTTTAATTTCATCATACATTTCTTTCCACCACTGTGTTTTAGTCCACATTCTAATGGTGGCATGTGGAATTTGTAAGGCAGTGGAGGTTTGAAGAATGTTACCACCAAGGACAACATATGTTGAAACAGCTTCCATTTTCTGTTTATCACCCCAGGTTTTCTGGGACTCAGTGGGTTTACGAACAGGAATTTTACGGGTAGTTTTCTTTTTGTCTGACAGCAAGGGTTTTCTCCTACAAGAAAAATCTAAACAAGCAACTGAAAGTTGTTGCGTAAAGCACCGGTAAAGGTGCGCTATACATCTATTATAACAGACAATTAAAGTAATTACAAGGGTAACTGTTAATGACTGTACCCCATTTTGTCAAGATAATCTGCAATTTTACGATGTTCTTCAGCACTACCGTCATTTTTTAAACGATTGGCTCTCCAAGAAATGATCTGAACATTTCCTTTAACATACCCAGCACTAGGATCTATCTGGTCAAATGAGCAACTATTTTCTTGCCTACCTTCTGCAAAGTAGTCAATTTTAATCCCAAGGATGGGGCAAAACGCAGGAAAGTCAAGCTCACCAAACGCTACGGTAAAGACCTTTCCTTCTTGTTTAGCCCTGCTTTTCTTACTTCTATACTTAGCTCTGTGTGCTCTGTACAAATCAGAGTCTTCTTTTTGACCCCATTTTTTATTATATTTTTCAGCATGATGTTGTGCTTTTAGCTTTAAGCCTACTTGCTCAATCTCATACTTAGCAAAGATTTGTTTGATACGCTGTTTAGAGACCTCGTATTTCTCAGCAATTGCTACCATAGTAAGTCCACTTTTTGTAAGCTCTTTTAAAAATGGAACTTCTTGTTCCCAGTTGATTCGTGAAGTAAAAGACATTAATTCTCCTATATTTAACTTTATCCTATTATTATACACTACTGGGGCTTGTATGTCAAGAGATATTTATGGTACAATAGATGTAATCTATTTCCTCTACAAGGAAAACAATGTTTCAGCTTCCTAAGAAGGACTTATGGCTAAAGAATTCTCATTAAAAAATACAGCGCTCTCTATGAAGAGAGCTAAGGTAGAAATGCATAAACCTGGATACAAGTTCTCTGTAGAGAAACGCATTGAGGTGATTTCTACATGGCTTGCCCTAGGCAACTTACGTCAGACATCTGTGCTATGTGGAGTGTCCTACGACCTCTGCTGCAAGTGGCGCGTACAGCCTTGGTGGCAACAGATGCAGGCTGAAATTGAAGCTGCACGAAAACACAAAGTTGACAACAAGCTTAACAAAATTGTTGACAAGGCCCTCGGGGCCATTGAGGACAGACTGGACAACGGCGATTATGTCTACAACCAAAAGAGCGGAGAAGTTACACGAAAGCCTGTCTCCATCAAGGAAGCTCGCGGTGTGGCAAACGACCTTATGCAACGACAAATTGCCCTCTCTAAGCTGGAAGTAGAAACACAACATGCTTCTTCAGCCAACACCGTAAAAGATCAAATAGCTCTTCTTGCAGAAGAGTTTGCCAAGTTTAACACTAGACGAACAATAGAGGTATTACCAAATGCCATATCAAATTCGGGAAGCTCCATGCAAAAAGTGCAATCTTCCGAACCAGAAGACGCGTCTGAAATTGAATACACAGAACAAGACTCAGAAATATTATCTTCTGACGACATGTTCGACATGCGAGAGGAAGGCGACGAAACTCCACCAACAGAACAACAAGAGCTACTGGCAGAGTATGAATCGCAAGAGTTATCAAAACTGGACTCCGGAGTATTACGCTAAACGACTTTTGGAATCAAACTGTCGGCATAAGCGATTAAAAGGTATGTCTTGGGATCAAGAGCTTACAGAGTTTGTCACAGAAGAAGCCCACAAACTACGGGCTCTACGAAAAGAAGCTACAGGTTTTGAGTGGCATGTTGACCATATTATTCCACTAAACGGGAAGAAAGTATCCGGTCTACACATCTGGAATAATTTACAGGTTATCCCTGCTTCAGTAAATCTGAGCAAGGGAAATCGTTAGGAGAACCCTATACCTTACATGCGCAAAGACCCAAAGACGGGCAAGTCAGTCAGAGACACAAAGCGTGAAAACGAACTTTATAATTCAAGGCCGGAGCAGATCAAAGCCCGCACGGAACGCAACCAAGCACGAGCGGCTATGGAGAAGGCGGGGAAAGTGACGAAGGGGGATGGGAAGGATGTGGACCACAAGATGCCTCTGAGCAAGGGTGGGACGAACGTGAAGACCAACTTGAGGGTTACGAGCCAAGCGAACAACAGAAGCTTTTCGAGAGCTTCCAACAGTTCAATGAAGAGTCAGAGAAGTAAGTCTGGTAAATAATGTCTCTTGTAGAACAACTTACCAAGCAACTCACTGTTGACGAAGGTATTAAACCACAGGTGTACAAAGACTCTCTAGGGCTTTGGACAATAGGCATTGGTAGGCTTGTAGACCCTTCTATCCCAGGCTCTGGCCTACGTCCTGAAGAGATTCAATATCTCTTTGCAAACGACTTAGAAGATAGGCTCATCAGCTTGTCAAGCAAGCTTCCGTGGATGTCAAATCTAGATGAAGCACGGCAAGGTGTACTACTAAACATGAGTTTTCAGATGGGTGTTACAGGACTGCTTAAGTTTAAGAACACGTTAGAACTTGTACGTACAGGCAAATACACGGAGGCGTCTGTGTCCATGCTACAAAGCCTCTGGGCTAAGCAAACACCTAAACGGGCTGCTAGGCTAGCTAAACAAATGTTAACAGGAGAGTGGCAGTATGAAGGGGTATAAAACTATCCTACTAAACGGTGTTGTTATGCTAGCTCCTTTACTGGATATGCTAGTAAATAATGGAGCCTTGTTTAGTGCTTTGCTAGGAGAACATACTCCTGTAGCCCTTAGCATCCTTGGCCTAGCAAACATTGGTCTTCGATGGATTACAACTACACCGATTGGTAAAGCAGAATGATTTTAACAGCCGCAGTGGTACATGGGTTTAGCCAATCTATGCTACAGAAAAACTTTGATGCGGCTTCTGATTCTCCAGCCTGTCATTTAGAATGGTGGGAATTGTTCTGTAACAAGCATCCACAGGTAGCTATCAGTGCCCCACGTAACCATGCAAAAAGTACAGCCCTAACCTATTCCTATACGCTAGCTGCTGTATTGTTTCGAGAGCGTAGTTATGTGCTTATTGTCTCTGACACTGTTTCACAGGCTTCTCAATTCCTAAATGACATTAAGCAATGTCTTGCAGAGAATGAGCAAATTAGAAGCTTGTTTAAAATTAAAGAGTTTCTAAAAGATACAGAGGATGACATCATTGTCATCTGTGAAGATGGTCACATGTTTCGCATTCAGGCTAAGGGTGCTGAACAGAAGCTTCGTGGTTTGAAGTGGAATAATAAACGTCCTGATCTCATCATGTGCGACGACTTGGAAAATGACGAAATCGTTATGAACAAGGAACGGCGTGAAAAGTTTAGACGTTGGTTCTATGGTGCTTTGCTACCCTGTAAGAGTGTCTCAGGAATCATTCGCTATGTAGGAACTATTCTGCACACTGACTCTATGTTGGAATCTATTATGCCTAAACCATATCAAAAGGGCACAATAGTTACTCCATTAAAGACGTATACAGAAAAGCGTAACAGTTGGATTGCTGTAAAATATCGAGCACACACAGATGACTTTAAAAGCATCTTGTGGCCTGAGCGTTATACCAAAGACTACTTTATTGACAAGCGTAATGAGTATTTAGAGCAAGGCATTCCAGATGTCTACTCTATGGAATATTTAAATATTCCTATTGATGAGTCTGTTGCTTTCTTCAAAAGACGTGACTTTGTTCACATGACCGAAGAAGACAAGAAGAAGAAGCTTAATTATTACATTACGGCTGACTTAGCCATTTCACAAGCAGAGCATGCTGACTATTCAGTGTTTATTGTTGGTGGAATGGACGAAAACCGTACACTCTTTATTAAGGAAGTTATTAGAGATCGTCTAGATGGACGAGAAATTGTTGATATGATATTGACATTGGAAAATCTCTACAAACCAGAGGCATTTGGCATTGAAGAAATGCAGGTGTCTAAGGCCATTGGGCCTTTCCTTCGTGAAGAGATGGTAAAAACTGGTATTTTCCCCAACTTAGTTAAGCTAAAACATGGTGGAAAAGACAAAATCTCTAGAGCACGCTCTATTCAAGCCCGTATTCGAGCCCTTGGTGTCAAGTTTAACAAAGCTGGTGAATGGTATCAGACATTTGAAGACGAAATGTGCTCATTCCCACGCTCAAAACATGATGACCAAGTGGACTCAATGTCCTATTTAGGTATGCTTCTTGATTCTATGATTGAAGCCCCAACAAAACAAGAGGAAGAAGATGACGCCTATGCCGATGAATATGAACGAAACATCGGGGAATCCGGCAGAAGCGCAGTCTGCGGCTACTGAGCAGGAGCTTCCTAGCCTACGTTCTTTTGTAGAATCTAAAAACATTGCTGAAAGCCTTAAAGAAGAACAACTTCGTGAAATTGCTTCACAAGTGTCTGAAGGCTTTGAATATGATTTGTCAACCCGTGAATCATGGGAACAAAATATTGACGATTGGACTAAGCTAGCTCTACAAGTAAAAGAAGAAAAAAGCTGGCCTTGGCCTAAGGCCGCTAATGTCAAATATCCGCTACTTTCTACAGCGGCTATGCAGTTTAATGCTCGTGCCTATCCTTCACTTATCCCTGCTAACGGCGATATTGTAAAGGTAGAGGTTAAGGGCAAAGATAAAACTGGAGAAAAGCTGGAACGTGCTAAGCGCATTAGCTCTTACATGTCTTACCAGCTTCTCTATGACATGTGCGGTTGGGAAGAGGACATGGACAAGCTGCTAATGATGCTTCCCATCATTGGCACTGTCTTCAAGAAGACCTATTACAATCCTGTAAAACACATTAATGTTTCTGAACTGGTTCTTCCTAAGAACCTAGTTGTCAATTACTGGGCTAAAAGCCTAGAAGATGCAGAGCGCATTAGTGAAATCATTCCTATGACAAAGCGACTTGTCAAGGAGAAGATGATGTCAGGTAGCTTCTTGGATGTTGAGCTTGGTGAGCCTATCCCAGATCCTAAATACATTACCGTTGCAACCCTGCAGGATGCCTCTACACCCTATCAAATCGTAGAGCAGCACACCTACCTAGACCTAGACGATGATGGCTATGCAGAGCCTTACATTGTAACCTTTGAACGGACTAGTCGTGAAGTATTGCGCATTGTTGCACGCTTTGATGAAGACACTATCTTTACAGATGACGAAGGCACTCTATTACGTATTGAGCCTATTTCGTACTACACTAAATTCGGATTTATTCCAAATCCTGATGGCGGCTTCTATGACATTGGTTTTGGGCTTCTTCTTAGCCCTATTAATGAAAGTGTTAACACCCTAATTAACCAGCTTATTGATGCAGGTACTATTAACAACTTGCAGGGTGGTTTCTTAGGTAAAGGGCTTAAGCTTAAGATGGGTGAAACCCGTTGGCAGCCCGGTGAATGGAAACCAGTTAATAGCACTGCTGACGACTTACGAAAACAAATTGTTCCTCTTCCAACAAAGGAACCATCGGCTGTCTTATTCCAACTAATGGGTAGTCTCATTACTTCTGGTAAAGAACTAGCATCTGTAGCAGAGATTTTTGTGGGTAAGATGCCTGGACAAAACACTCCTGCCACTACAACGATGGCTACCATTGAACAAGGTATGAAGGTATTCACTGCTGTGTACAAGCGTGTGTATCGGTCCTTGCGAGAAGAGTTTAAAAAGATTTATACACTAAACCGTGTATACCTAGATCCTGATAAATATATTGCTGTAGTAGATACAGAAATTGGTCCTTCAGACTTTGATAAAGAAAGCTATGATGTCTGTCCTGCAGCAGATCCATCAATTGCTACTTCTACAGAGAAACTGATGAAGGCTCAAGGATTACTAGAACTCCTGTCTACAGGTATTCTAGATCCTATTGAAGTGGTTAGACGGGTGCTAGAGGCTCAAGAGCAGCCAAACCCAGAGCTACTATTCAGTAAGGAAATTCAAGAGTCTGGTCAAATGCAACCTCCTCCAGATCCTAAGCTGCAAGAAATGCAGATGAAGGGGCAGATGGAACAGCAAAAGTTTGCGCTACAAGCACAGCAATCTGAACGTAAGGCAATGCTAGATGAGCGTAGCCAACAAACTCAACTTGCTATGAAAGCACAAGAACACAACTTGAATATGCAGGCTGCAGCACAGAAAGCACAGCTTTCAGCAGCAGAAGCAATTCATAAGCAACGAATCTTTAGTGTTACAGAGCAGGCTAAAGTAAATCAGCAGTTAGTACAAAAGGACCAACAGCATAGACAAAACCTCCAGCAGAAAAAGGAGCTAACATCAGTATCCAACAAGAACTCGAAGCCTGGAAATCAGAAAAAGTAACTAAGGTTATTATGGACCTCTACAAGCAACG